TTTTTCATAACTTGTTTGTGCCTTGAGCGAAGCGAAAGGAATGACAAAAACTATGGACGGAAATGGATACGAAAGATATGCTAAAATAAGGGATATTTGTGGGTTTACAGACTACAGAGTATCTAAATTAGCAAAAATTAAAGGTGGTACTGCTCCGATTTCTAACTGGAAAAATGGTGTTTCTGTTATGAAAGAAAATAAAATGAAGTCTATAGCTGATGTGCTTGGTGTTAGTTTAGATTATTTAAAAGGTGATGCCAAAACAACACGCTGCCCTATTTGTGGATATAATGTAGATTTTCTCGATACCTTTGACAGAGAGCACCATAAAGAAATACATGAAAAATTTATAAAAATAAAAGAAATATATCCATTTTTTACTGGCTACACAGAGTCAGAAGAAAAAAGAAACAAAAACATAGATATTCTTAATTCTTCTGCTAGTGATATTGACCGGAAAATGGAAGCATACGAAAATTATTTGCAATCTTCATTTTCGTTAGAAATAATAAGCAGCTGTTATGACATATCAAATTTAGATTATGAAGAATTTTGCAAAGAAGAAGTAAGCTTATTAAATGCAGACAGTAATATCACAGAAGAACTTATAGACAAAATTGTTAGGAAATATGGAATAGATAAAAGTTATATGATATCTACCGATCATTTATTGATTAGGGCATCAAAGAATCCACGCATTTTAAGATTACTAAGTTTTGCAGAAAAGCTTCCACCGGAAACTCTTGATATGCTAATCGTCCAGGCAGAAGCTTTATACAATAACCGCAAGGGGTGATTATTCATCCCTTGTTTTTTCTTTCATAAGAAGATAAAACCATCTTAATTTATAAGATTCTTCAATAGAATTTATCATATCAATAATTTCTTTCTTGTACTCTTCTTTAGACATTCTCTTTCCATTAGTTTTAAAATTTTCTTCCATCGTAACCACACCCCTCTCCCCTTTAATTCTCCGCAGAATCTAAAGTAGCGATACATCACATTATAGAACATATGTTCTTAACAATCAATATATTTGACGCACGTTTTTTATTGTTGTAAAATATCAACAAAAGAGGACGGTGAAAACGCCAATAAACACCGCCCTCGCCAGAACTTGATGTCCCTCGTTTCAAGGGATGTTACAAGTGTATCATGTGAAAGGGGGACAATAAACATGATAAAAAAAGACCGAATCAAAGAAATATCGACACATCTATCAGTCAACCGTACTAATTATATGTTAAGTTTTCGTGGTAATCTCCACGAATTTCTTAATGAGCCGGACATGACGGTTTACAAGCTTGCAGATGAAGCTAATTTGCCTTATTCTACGCTTAATTCACTACTATACGGTAATTCTAACGACACAAAGCTATCGACCGCTGTTGCGCTTGCTAGAGCCTTTGGAATCAGCGTAGATGAAATGGTAGGCTGTGGTACTATGGAAGATAAGATGTTAGAATCTGTCAAGATATGCCGCAGTCTGCCGGAACACTCTCTGTACCTTATCCGTTACTTCATACGTCACCAAGATAAAATCTATTCCAGTATTGAAAAATCGCACAAGTATATTTCTGTCCTTAATCCACAACTTATGAATGGAATTATCGCAACCACAAACTCTGTGGAACCCATGTGCATAGACAATTTGCCGGAAGATATAAAATCCAAGGCTTATATCGGTATGAAAATTCCGTGCGACTACTATATGCCGTTTTATCTGCCTGGGGAAATTATTATCCTTTCCGCAGATCGTAAACCGCAAGACGGTGAACGATGTATTGTGACCAGTAATGGTGGGATACAAATTGCCGTAAAAACCCATATAATAGAATATGGCGTTAGAAAATGGAGATATGTTTCGCTCATGTCTCCGAACAGTATACTTCCGGAGCACATAATTGATGACATGATAGGATATGTGGTTGGTTTCGTAAATAATGACGGTGACTGGGGAATCAGATGAAGAGATTAAGAGCATGGCTTTTACACCATGCTCTTTTTGATGATTTATTTTTGCTTCTAATCTCCGCCCATTGGATATCACTACTTCTGTAAATGGCAAGTTAGAAACTACAACTGAAGCGACTTCCCATGATAATATCACTGGTATATTCACATACACCAAAATCGGTAATATATGTATTGGATGTGGTACATTAACGGTAACAAGTGATATAGATGCATACTCCGCTATAGTTAGTAATCTACCACAAACGTATACAGGTAATCCTTATCCTGGTGCCTTTGTTGCAGAGGATAATACTTATAATGATTTTTATATCAATGGTTCAGCAATCGTAAACCGTAAGCCCGTATCAAAAGGGCATATGTTGAGGCTATCGTGTGTCTATATGTGTCAATAATTATTTAGCCGGTGCAAATGCGAGATTATATGTACCACTCGATCCAAATATAACGGAGTCTCCGGATGCAAATGGAATACATACCGCTATAGGTTTTTCTGATGATGTACATAATGCCAAGAAATAATTTGCATTCTTGGATGATCGGATAGATGCCCAGCCATTCACTGCACCCTGTATTGTTCCAATTACATATCCATTAGTCATACAAGTGTAATTAGATTGTATGGCTACAGCAGATTGATAGTCAGGAGCAATTAACTTGCCAGTTACATCACTAATTGCCCCCGTGACAGTGCCGTTTCCGATTGATGAAATATCAGTATTTCCTATTAGAGAAATTAATGTTTTGATGTTCTTTATCGCAAGGCTAACCTTGCCGATAATTCCGCTGAGTTTCTCACCTGTGGTCGGCTGTGCAAGTTCGGTTGGCTCGGTAAATGTTACGGTTGTGTTGGAAGCATCACCTGTCTTTTTGAGATAATCAGTCAAGTCAATGTTGGCTAATTTTTGGTCGGTAGTAATCTTGTCATAGTAATTAGTTAAATTGTCAACATCTTTGGTGATGTATCCAGCATCATTTTCTAATTCGCTGACTTTTGTAGGTATGCCTCCTGTTTGCTGTTTTGCCTGTTCCATATAATACTTTGCGTTATCTGTATCTTCTCCTTCTCTTGTTCCGGTTCCACCTACGGCATAAGATTCAGCCAATACAGATTTTGCATTTGCGGATTGCGCATAAGCAGATGCATTTGCGGATTCTACTCTAATATCTGCTAAATAATTAGGCTGAAGCATATCATCTGTTACTGATCCTGTTTTTATCGAAAAAGAATAAGTCTTATTCTTTCCAGTACCAGTCACGGAAACAGCTATGGTTGCAGAATCTTCAAATGTCAACACCGGAATCATAGAACCAATATCAGCTGTAAACTGTGTTCCATCTTCTGTAGTCATGGTAATGATTCCGTCATCAGACATGGAAAATTCGACAGGTATTTTTTCAATATTAAGGTCAAAAATTACTTTTTCACCATTGTACTTTGTAATAGTAATAACACCGGTTGTTTCATCCATAGTCCAGTCTGCAATATTTCCGTTTATTGCAGACTTGTCTACTTTTAAGGCATCCTGTAATATGATACGGTTGTCCAACGCATCAATGGCAGAATCCATTTTATTAAGATTTATTTCATCAATGTCTGTGTTTTCACTGGGGTAATCTTCCCAGTTAATTCTGGTATAAACCTTATTCATTGCCATCTGCGGTTACCTCGTTTTCCTCTTTCATAATCTGCATATCTGATAACTGTTTAGTCTCCGCATATACTTCATACAGTACAAGCCTTTTCACCTCGATAGGCAACGGTGTTTGATTTAATACTGTCACAAGGTTGCTTTTTAATTTCTTAATCTCAAAATTTGCTGCCATATCAATTCTCCCTTACATAGATTTCTTTTCCTTGCTCTTCTGCATACGCATACAGGTTTTTGCACAGTTCAGATATCTCATATCCGCTCTGTGCAACCACTGTATCCGACATGTCAATAAGTTGCTTCATAAACTCTTCAAAACCATCGCCATCTTCCGTGCTAAACAATGTTGCATTGATTTCCGTAAACGTGGAAATTCCAATGGTAAAAGCTATATATTGCTGAATTTCTTGCCTTTCTTCCATTACTTCTTTCATTGTTTTTCCAATAATCGTTTGAAGAATAAATATTTTTTTTACCATAATAAATCTCCTACGTCATAAGTGTGACAATTCCAGATGTTGCAGTGAGCAAACCTCCAAGTGATGAAACTCCTGTAATAAAATTAACATTATGTCCAGGATAATCAGCAACATTGGCTGTTTGTGTTACCAAAGATACATCTGATACGGTTCCATTTATATAATTTTTTGTGACACTTAATGTGGCACTTGTCAGTACTGTCTTACTGCCTAATATTTGAGAAGTTGTTGATATGTTTTTTACATATTGTGAATTATATGTTGCTCCATTTCCTACCACTAAAATTCCGCTTACACTTACCATTGAAGCATCAATAGTAAGATATTGTCCCAATCCTTTTATAGATCCTGTGCTTTGCAATAGTTCGTTATAAAATTTAATTTCACCTGATGATACTTCTGTGTAACTTCCGTCTTCCCCTATAGACTTAAAACTACCAGTCATTACTGCGTTTTTAGCTGTTATAGTTCCATCTGCTGATATGCTACAGTTATCTGCTTCCAATACAAAACGGTTTCCAGAAATACTTACCTGTCCACTTTCAACACTTAACTGAGAACTGACATCACCTTTTGATACTTTTAATTTGATTTGGTCTGCCTGCAAAGATATTGCCGCTGCCAATTCTACTTCTGTATCTGTTGCCCTTTTCGCTTCTGCTTCAATTTTTCCTGCATTTTGCGTAATTTTCGTATCCAATCCGCTCTCTACATCCTTGATCTCAGACCGGGTCTCTTCTACATTCCGTTCTAGTTCATTAGTCTTTTCACGGAGTTGAATTATACTTTTGTTAATTCCATTTACCTGTTCACTGTATTTTGGTGCTTTTCCGGTGGCAGATATGGTGTCTATCGGTTGTTGGATTCCTTTGTATGTTCTACTCAACACATAGCTTTCTATGATTTCTTTAGCCGTATATACATTGACTGCTTCTCCAAGGCTCAAACAAGGATTTCCTATTTTTTCACAGTTATAAGGTCTATATTTTACAACTTTAATAACCTCATACAGATTTCTTGCAACCGTTTCTAGGGCATCTGCCCCCATTCCATAAACAAGGAAATTATCTTGCAAAATATAACTGTTGTCGTTCTCGGTAATCTCTGTATCCGGGTAAACTGCACCAATATCATTTTCTGATTGTCTTATCTGCACTTTTGTAACTTTTTGGCAGACAAAATCTTCATATTTAACTGATTTGTATTTTCCACCAGTAACCTTTTCTTTTTCAGAACCTTTTCTAGGGTATAATCCTTTCTGTGGATATAATCCTTTATGTGGATATAAACCGGATATTATTTCTTTAAGGAAAACATATTCAAATTTTCCATCATGGTTAATGTGACCAAAGCATCCATTTATTGAGCAGATTGCTTCCATGACCGTCTGACCAGAAAGTTCGCTTGGTTTGATTGTTTCTGCCATTTCCATGCTGTCATTAGGCAATGTGGTTGCTACTTGCTCAACACCAAAATATGAAAAAAAGCTGTCTCTGAACTGCTTTAAGGTCAGAGGAAATTTCAATCCGTTATACCAGGAAGATAATTCTGATTCTCCAATATCGTATATGGCGTCATATGCCGTCACATTCCTGTAACGCTTATCATCTGTTGGTTTATCGGAAATGACACGGTATTTGCCGAAAATAAACGGTGCGTCAGCATGTCCATTAATCACAGCAGAAACATTTATCTGTTTCCCAATCATGCTTGTGAACACGTTGGAAATTTTGAATTTTAACTGTGATGCATTGCACTGTCCAAATGTAAGGTAATCATCATCACATAGGATTTCTTTTAATTCAAACTGTTCAAAATGGATTTCGCTGTTGGTGATTTTTACAGACTTGTCCTCTGTTTCAATCGTGATTTCCTTTTTGGATGCGCTTTTATCAAACAAATCCGCATAGGTATAGTTACTCATTCGCTACACCTCCGACAAATGAAAACTCTATCTGATTGTATTTAATCTCTCCGTCATAAGTTCCGTAGATTGTAGGCTTTATATCAGCCATATAGCCATATTGTGTGACATATTGACCTAAAAATGGAATGTATGCCGTGATATTGCACCCCTGTTCCGTTGCATCAATAAAGTTGCTTCGTATCCCGGACAGTAACTCTTGCAAATCGTCATCCGTCAGCATTGCAGGCGTGGAAAAATCAACACTTAATGCTTTTAGCTCCACAGAATTTCTATGTACGTATCCATTTGCATCAGTCCACGGGTCTACATCCTGCATATTTACAGCTGGCTGATAACTTTCAGCGGCTATAAATCTTGACTGGTCAATAACGTAATCTCCAATTTTTAAAAGCCATCCTTGATATGCTGACATACGCTCACCGCCTTATTGCATAAAAATAGACAGCACCCATTCAGAGTGCTGTCTGTGTTAAAATACATATACATTCTTGTGTTTTTGGTTAAATTGCTCTTGACCGTATTGTCTTGCGGCAATTCCAATTTGATCGGTTGTTATTCCAAACTCTTTTTCAAGGATTCCTTGCAGTAGCTGATTATTCTGTTTCAGAAGTGCAATTTCCTGTTGTGCCGTGGAATTGATAGCATCTTTTATTCCAGTGATTTCAACTCCACCGGCAACCGCTGTCTTGCCGCCTACTGTCCCGGCAATCTCCGGTACGCCGTTCTCTCCTGCCATGAACATCGTGTATCGGCTTGGAACGTAACCGCCAGTTTCAAATCTAGGAATACTTATTTTAGGTATTTGTACTGGCTTGAAGCTTATTCCTATAGCTTCCGATATACCGCTAACCAAGCCAAAACCATCAATAAAAGCATTTATTCCATCAATAATCAGATTTACGCATCCTTCTGCTATGGATACAAGTCCATTAAACACTCCTTTGAAAATATCTTTTATTCCGTCCCATGCTTTTCTCCAGTTTCCAGTGAACACACCAGAAACAAAATTTATTAATCCTTTTAATGCTGTTCCAAGATTTTTGATAATATTTCCTATTGCATTAAATACAGTTTCAAAAGCAGGCTTTAAATCTTCCCACAAATGAGTGACTATGGGAGATAAAACATTATCCCATAAGAAGGTGAATACTTCTATTACTGGTTTCACTTGTTCTACCACAAAATTCATTTTATCGACTATCGCATCAAAAGCCGCTCCCAAAATACTTCCTAATGCATCTGCTAAAGGCACTACTACGTTTTGCCAAAGCACTGTAAGTATGTCCGCAACAATCTGAATCACAGGATTCAAAACATTTCCAAGGAATGTTCCAAGCGGAACAAGCACTCCATTCCAAAGATTTTCAAAAGCACTTTGCAATTTCGGAAGCACTTCTTCACCAACATATTTTAATGCCGGATTTAGCATATCCTGCCATATGCTTGTGAATGCAGTCTTCAAAAATTCTCCTATCGGAGTGAGAACATCCACAAGCCCTGTCCATGCACTCTGCAAATCCGGTATAACCGTTGTTGTTAAAAACTCCATTGCCGGAGTAAGATTTTCTGCAATAGCAGAAATTGATTCCTTGAAACTCTTTCTAACATCCTCGTTTGTTGCATATACAAGTGCAAGTCCTGCTACAACCGCTGTTATAGCCGCTGTTGCCGCTACTGCTCCTGCACTAATACCACCAAACAATCCGGTTGCTCCTGCCGCTGCGGCTCCCTCTGCTCCTGTTGCCGCTCCAGTTCCTAATAGATTTCCGAGAATTGTTTCTCCGATTCCTGCTCCTGCCTTACCACCCATTGACAAGACAATGGAATCTTTGATTGCTTTCCACAGTATATCTCCCAAGCCAGTAAATTTCAAAAGACCTATTGCTGTCAGAATCGTGGTTTCAATCGGTGCTGCATCAAAACTTCCTTTCCACAGGTCGATTGCCGCTGTAATTGCTTGTCCTATAAAATTTCCGACAGATGTAAATACGGAAGTCCAATCAATACCGGCAAGGAACTGTCCTATGTTTTGACCTATTTGGTACCAGTCTACAGATGCAATAGCATCGGACATCCAGTTAAATATCCCTGTTACAATGCCGGACAAATCTTGTCCTGCTTCAAAAAAATCACCATTGAACAAATCCTTGAACAACTTTTTCACAGGTTCAAGAAGTTTTTCTATCTTATCAGCCCAACCCATAGCCGTGTTCTGCATCTTATCAAATGCTTCTTGCCATACTTTCTCGTACTCGGCAGTAGCATCCATGATTTCTTTGGTAAGGTCAATTCCTGCTCCACCAGCACCACTTCCGGAACCACTGGATTTTGGTGTGGAAATAACTTTCAATTTATCAAATGCTCTGATTCCGCTTTGAGCATTTTTTGCGCTTGTTCCCACTTTATCCAGTGCATCTGCCGTATCTTCCAAATCCTCATTGTACCCGGATACACCTTGACCGAATGACGAAAAGTCAATCTTGATTCCCAGTAAATTTGCCACACTGACAAGCAGTCTCTTAATCGCAATTACGACACCGTTGATAACAGGAAGTACTTTCTGCAATACTGGAATAAATAACTGACCCAGTACCATACCAGCTTCTTTCACGTTGTTAGTAAACTGGCGAATCATATTACTTGGAGAATTGATTGTATTCGCTAAATCTCCCCATGATACTTTGGACTGGTCTAAGATTGCAAGTAAACGCAACTGCTGTTTCTCTGCCTGTGACATTTCAGATACAGCCTTTTCAATGCCGTATTTGTAAGCATAAGTCTGCAGTGTGGCATTTGTGATATCAATACCATACTTATACAGTGCTCTTGACTGACCGATCAAACCGGACTGTAAGTTGGTTGCAACCGTGCTGAAATCCACGTTAAACAGAGATGAAATGTCCCCGGCAAGCATTGTCATGGACTTTGAAATTGCCGTAGTGACTTCTCCGGTCTGCCCTAAAGAGTTGGTAATAGATGCAAGCTGTGAAGCGTACTGCGTAATCTCCTGTAAATTCAGTCCCAGGTTCTTCATTCCGCTTTCAGAAATCAATCCACCGTCTACATCTACTTTCAGACCGGACATTTTACCAAGCAGTTCATTTACACGTCTTCCGAAACTCTGCGCATAATCCTCTGCGTTGTCGTAACCGAATTTTTCAAAATCCTTGCCCCATTCCTTGCCGACTTTATTGAAAGCAACTGTGTAGTAGTTAAATGCTTCAATATAGTCCGTAGTTCCCTCTATGGATTTCCACAGGCTTTTAATTCCACGGATAACAAGGAAATACGTTGCGTAGAATTTTCCGAAAGCCGCTGCAAGGCTGAATGTGCTCTTCGTGGCTCTTTTTGCACTTGCCGTATAAGTGTTCAGATTTCTGCCTAAAGAGTTTGCAGCCCGACCTGATGCCGCACCAGTAGATGCCAGTCCTGCCAGTGCGTTTGTCATGCGGATAATGTTCTCGCTTACGTTTGGTGTGGTAGACAGAGTGGTGAATAACTGCTTCAAATTCTTTGCCAGTAAAGGAATGTTCGTAATCGCTCTGCCGGATGCCACACCGCCAAGTCTTGAAATAGACGATGCAATGCTTGCAATATCCCCTACTCCATCTACTTTTGTTCCTGCCATATCAGCAGAAAAAGTCTTCAGTGCGGATGAAATTCTGCTTAATCCGCTTGTATCTATTTTTTCCATTCTGTTAATGGAATTTGTCAGTGTGGAGATATTTTTAATTCCGCTCGTATTCATGGAATTTGCGGCATTTGCGATACTCTGTATGCTGTTGGAAATGCTTGTCAGCTTGGACGTATCAATAGACAAGCTTTTCTGAAAATTTGTAAGGCTATTTGCCAACTTATCCAGTGCGTTACTTGCGCTAGTTGCATCCGCTTTTATTTTAATCTGCAAAGAATCAATATCTGCCATACCGCACCGCCTTTACACATAAAAAGAACGGTAAGCTGTGACACCTACCGTTCCTAAAATTATTTTTTAAGATATTCTCTCGTAACCGCACCGCACTTGTAATCAACCTTGATTCCGACTTTCTTTTGGAATACTCCGATTGCCGTTGCTGTGTCTTTACCTAAAATTCCGTCAATGTTGCTCTTTCCCTTTGCATTCACCGCAGATAAGCAACCATGATGAATAAGTGAAAATTGCAACCACCGCACATCATCACCTCTCATGCAAGGAACTGTTTTCTTCAACAGTCTTGTCGGTTCTGCGTAAGGGTTGCTGTACGCTTTCGTATTGCCCTGTACGGCTTCTAATTCCTTGTACCATACATTCATGTCCACGTTTCCTACAATGCCGCCTACACGACCTTTAGAAGTATACTGCCAGCCTACCATGTTCGGTACTTGCGGTTGATATTTCACATCACACTTGCCGTTATTCTTGCCGTACCGTGCAATCCACATGGGATAGCTTACACCACCATAAGGCTTGATGTATGTCTTGTAAAAACTTTCACCAGTGTATACGCCAAATGGCAATCCTGCGTCTGTGATAACCTTGCCGTAAGCATTGATAATGGAAATAATATTTTTGCCAAGACCTTTCATAACGGCATCTTCAACATCAAGATATACTGTCACTTTTCTGCCATTAAGAATAGTAAGCACTCTTCTTGCATCAAATCGTGATTTTGCAACCGTTGTAATATATCCGTATTCATATACTCCGTGCACATGGACATTGTGCTCTTGGCAACCTTTCCAGTTCTCTTCAAACTTCTTGTCCGGGTTCAAATCCTTACGGATGACTTTCAGAATAGCGAAATCAATTCCGTTCTGTTTTACCGCCCACCAGTTAATCGTCCCCTGATATGAGGACACATCAATTCCTGTTAAACTCATGCTTGTTTCTCCTTAATCCGGACTTTCCGGTAATCCTTGTTCTCTTAATGCTTTAATTCGCTGTTTCATTTCCCATATTGCAATTTCTTCATTAGATTCCTTATATTTAGGCTCATTATCATGTGCTATCTTTTCTGAAATAGGCTTTTCAACATAAGTAGTTCTTGCTTTGTCTCCATTTAAGCAATGGTCTATTGCAAAGATTAATGCAGATATTCCATAATCTCCCCACCGTTGCCATGAATTCCTATCTTCTTCCTCTTTTTTGAGTTTATATCCTTTGTAACACCACTCTAATTTTTTAGGATTCAGATGTTTGAACTCTTCTATCGAAATTCCCATGGAAAAAGCAAATGGAAAATATTCTTCCCATATTATTTTGTGCCAGTCGATTTCTTCTTGTGATCCTGCGGCATTTTCGTTACCTTGCTGTCCTCTTTCTCCATCTCTTCCTTGGTCTGCGTCATCATTTCCGTCAGACCCGACAGCTCGAAAAAACCGTCTTCTTTCATACAGTCTGTCAGTTCTCCATACAGCTTCACAAAAGACAGACCGTTTGCTTTCATGTATTCTTTCATTAAAGCATTGGATTCATCCGGTGTAATATCTTCATGGTTTTCGATAATACCAGCATAAAAAGCCGTTTTGCATACATGAGGAAATTCTGCAAGCATATATCCGCTACCATCTACAATTTCTTCTGGTGTGGGATTCTGTACGTTTTTTGCTTTTTTAGCTACATAGCCACCGGAAAGCATAAGAAACATCTTTTGAATCAAATCCTTGCACTCCACAGCACCGAATCCAAACTCTAAAGTATATTCAACATCATTAACTAAAATCTTCTTCATAAAAACATATCCTTTCCCCAACATTTTGTTGGAAAGGAGCCGCCCGAAGACGGCTCTCTTTTGCTTAAATCAATGGTTCGTCTACCGTTTCGTCAAAGTCAGCCACGGCAGTGCTATTTGTTTCTGACTGACTTTCTATTTTTTTGTCAGTGTAATTGCTGTGGGATAACCGTTTTCATCCTCTGTTACTGCAACAGTGTAATTATCTTCAATCCACTTCGGCACAGTAGCTTGTGCAATCGTAGCAGTTCCAGTCAGATGATCGTCTGTCGCTTCGTCCGGTGCAAAACTTTCCTGACCGATAAATGCGCAAATACCCTCTGAGCCTTTTCCGTCAGTTCCATACAGGATGATGAAATCGAGTTTCTTTCCCTCGTTTGTCACCATTTCATCCTTGTACTTTTTCTCAAATGCCCCTTGCACTTCCATACTGTTAGCTGCTCTACGACCCATTTCCTGTGTTTCGACCAAATCTTCCAGTGTAGAAGTATCCACCATGTTCTGACTTCCGAACGGTGAAGGAATACTTTTTGCTCTCATAAGCAATTTGTACGTTCCTGCCCAGTATTCACCAGCAGCGGCACTAGAACTAGGCTCTTTATAGGCAATTCTTGATTTTAAACCAGTAGCCATATTTACCTCCAAATTTGCATAAAAAATAGAGCCATTAGGCTCTGTTAATAGTTACAATATATCATCAGCATCTACGTTTCTTCTGAACCGTGCTGTGCTTCTGTATGTTTTCTGCGAAGTATTGCTAAACTCCGGCATGGAAGTTATCTGAAATCGCAAACGTTTGAAAAGTCCGGCAACCGTAGCCATGATAGCTTCAGCTTCTTCCTGACTTTTGTTGGTTATCACATCCACCTGGTACGATGCTGTGATTCCATTGATAGACCGTCCTTCAAGGTCTTGTCCTGTCTCTGTGAACGGCATAGCATGAAAGTAAACTGTGGGGAATGTGGGTTCTGATAAATCTTTGCTCTTGTCCGTTACATACGCTTTAGGATGGCTCTGCGGTATTTTCATTTTCAAGTATGATGCAATCTTGACTTTGAAATCTGATACCCATTGATATTCATTAACCGCCATTTCCGAACACCACCTTTGCTGTCTGTAATACAATTTCACGAATTTCTATTGCAGTCAGGTACATAAATGGTCTTGAAGGCATTCCTTCGGTGAAGTACCATTTACCATCATCAGCCGGATAAAACCAACCGTATCTACCGTCCGCAAGTTGCCGTATGGTTTTTCCGCTTGCATATTGCCATGTGACACCTTCGGGTAACTTTCCTTTGTACGGTGATTTCTGTCCGACAATTCCAGTCCCAAACTCAACAAATGCCGCATGGTCTGTTCCGGCAACAACCGCCCATATTCCACCGCCTTTTACCGAACCAACATATTCAGAGTGGATACTCTGTATCAGTTCGCTAGTAAAGATAGCGTCAAGGTCTGCAATCTGTACTCTAGCAATCTCTACACCGTTTTCTGCCAAAGTTTCAGCCAGTAGCCTACATTTATAGGTCAAGCTGTTTTCGTAGTCTCTAAGAGCCTTAATAGCGTTCTGTATGGACTTGTCACTGAATAGATTTAGTTCAATCGTCTTCCCCATATCACTTTACCGTCTTTTGAAGCAAAAACAGGTCAACAGTAAGTCCTTCATCGGCTACACCTTTTACAACGTAGTCCGCTGTCTTATCGTCAACCAGTCCATCACTATCTCGCCCCACATCAGATTTCTTCCAAACAATGTCTCCTGCTTTAATCGGCAAATATCCCTTATCGGTCACAATTTGACAATAAGAACTAGAATCATCAATACCAAATTCCTTTACCAGTACTTCCGACAGTTTGTTGCTGATATTGGCAGAAAAAGGAACAGGGTCAGAAAATCCGATAGCTTCTCTCAAAACTACTGGAATCTTTTCACCATCAACCTCGATGTACTTAATGTTTCCATTTTCGTCACGGTCGTAGATTGTGACTTTCTCACCCTGTTTGGAATACTTCATTTTTTGCTTATTTGCTTCAAGCATCTTTCTTCACCTGTTTGTAAATCTGATTTACCCCGGTGCTTGCCAAACCGGAAACAATGCCGACCGCAATAGCATTCAGAATATCATTTGCCGGAAAGTCGGGAATCACATACATTCCTACTACTCCGAGAATGCCACCGACAATGCCAACAACAACCGGAATGTAATTATCTTTAATAACCGGAATAAGTTTCGCTCCAATACCGGCAAGATAGCAGATAATCACGATTGCTACGCAAGTTCCTACTTGTGCAAAATCCATTATTCTTTACCTCCATTCTTCAATCTGATTTCTTTGATTTCCTCGTACATTTTAGTAGCCATTCCATTGCCACCTAGCGCATGATAAGCATTATACATCTCAACAAAGTTTTCATACGCATAACTGGGAATCTCTCCCAACTTCATGTACTTATCGTGATACTCAATAAGTTGAACACGCAAAAGAAGCATTGTTCCCTTACTGTTTGCATCCCTGTCCTTCTTTTGTTGTTTAAGGAGCCAGACAATATATCCTAATAAAATAGGCAATACAATAGTGTATGTCTGTAATAAAAAATCTTTCATTTCATATCTCCTGTTACTTATTGTTGGCACACCGCCCACCACCCTTAAAGTGTGCCGCCTGCAATCATATTGCCGGCATCAGCAATATGGTCACGCACAATCTTCTAACCCCCTCGATTTCGATGGGGTTATAAAACTTTTGCAAATGGAAATACACCTACAAACAGACTGTCACGGTTTCTCCATGTTCTCGACACACCGTTTTCAGAGTAATTTGACATGAAATTTTCTCCAGCCTGTGAATGGTCATACACAACCACGTTCACAATCACGCTCTCAAACCGCTTCAAGTCCTCTGCAATCTTTTGTTCCGTGTAGCTGTCCGGGTACATTCTCTTTGCCACAATGTCAGCTTTCGCTTGACTGATAAGTTGCTCAATCAGAGGGTTATCTTCAAGGTCATCAAACACGACCTCGGAGCTTTCAGAATCAATATGAAATTGTTTCAGACGAATTTTTACTTGCTCCAAAGTCGTATATTCTGCCATGTGTTACCTCTTATTCATCCTTCGCAGTTACCGTAGTAATACCTGCCTTTACTGCTCTGTAATTAGGATCGCATTCGATAATCATAATTTCTTTTCCTGTCTGTGCTTCGATCTCGGAAGTTCCGTCCCAGGTTGCGTAAGTCTTGACGTTTCCAAGATAAGGAGGAAGTTTGCAATCATCCGCTACCTTGTACTTGTAAGAATTATTAGAGCCCTTAGAAGGACTTACGGTAATTTTGGTGAAACCAGTGTCAGAAGAACTTGCTGCACTGTTTACAACCAGAGTATCAAGTCCAGCTTCTCCCTCTGTCAGTGTACCGATTACGATTCCATAAGGGTTAGGAATTACAGGAATAAACACGCCACTAGCCTTAGTCCACTCAGCAACCGGATCAGGAGTTGCCCACTGGGAAATAGTAATGAATTGCTTTTTGGACAGGCTTGTAAATGCACTTGCTTTTTCTTCTTCCGGAGTTACGCCCCAAAGTCCAGTACCAATCTTTCCGTTTCCAGTAGATACATAAAGAGTAAATACATTATCCGGTAAAAATCTCTTAGGAGTTCTTGTGGTATTTTCCTTGTTGGCAATTCCGTACATATCATCATCAATTACCATGTTCAGACCATACAGGCTAAGTAACAGATTTGACACTTCTGCCGGAGTAATTGCCATTCCAACGAAATTAACTCCCTTAATAGCTTTCATGATTCCTTCATTCTTAAGCATATAAGAGCGCATTTTGGTAGAAGTCAGTGCAGTATTGACAACATATCCTTTGTCAAGAGCCATCTGAACCATGTCTGCAATATCTCCAAGGATATCATGGGTAGGATCTTCCCAGCCTTTCAGTGCCTTGAACTTATTTACTTTGAAGTCAATAGCAAAATTGAGACCATTTTCGTTAATGGTCATCTTACCAGTAGACATAACCTCCATTTTTGCGATTTCAGTTCTTGTCTTAACGGAATCAGACAGCCGCCCCATATCGTCATATACATAGTCAATCAGATTGCTTTCTCTTACGCCATGATTCAGTAACTGGCGTAATCTTTCAGACTGGTTGATTTTTTCCTTGATCAGCAGCTTTTCTACGCTTACTTTTTCAAATCCAGGTCTTACACCAATAGCAGCTTCGGTATCAAATGCGTGTACCATTGCTGCGGTGGGAAGGTCCATTCCTTCGGAAAGTCTTTCGTACTCTGCTTCAAGGTTCTCGGTCTTGATATCAGGGAAAAGACGGTCACCTACATAATTTCTTGCGATAGAATAGTTTTGGGAAAAATCCAATCTATCCTTGTCTGTAATCATTGTTAATACACTAGGCATACTGTTCTTACCTCCGTAATTTAATCAAAGTAAATGCCGCTTGCTTTAAGTGCGGTTTCGGCATTGGTATCTACTGCAACAGGCAAATTTGCCTTAATAACACGGCCTGCAATAATTACAGAAATAGGCTTCTTTTCGTCATCTGTAATATCAACATCTTCAAAGACAATTCCCTTTGCAGAAGCGTCATTTGTGGGAACCACAGTTCCTGCCTTGATAATCTTCTTATCATCTACCTGTGTTGCCATTGTCTGTGTTCCCTCAAAGGTTTTTAACACAAGCCCGACTTCACTTGCTAAAATGTTTACACCAGAAGTGTAAGTAGTGGTTTTCATGTAAGCCATAACGTTTATACCTCCTTGCTTACTGTTCGATTACATAGCGCTGATTATATTTCTTTGCCATTTCAGCACCTTTACTTTCAGTTCCACCATTGCCGCCAGCACTACCACCGCCCGGATTTGTGGTTCCGTTTGCGATTTCCTGCTCTTTAGCCTGTGCCGCAGCAGTCTCTTTATCAGAGATAATTTTTCCGAGTACTTCGTAGTCAAAACTGCCGTCATCCTTGATAACCTGTGATGCCTGTTCAGCAGAAATGTTAAACTTGGATGCCGCATTGCTTCTCTGATTCGCAATAGCTTGTGTCTTTTCAAGTTCTGCGATTTTTGCATTTGCAGAATCAAGGTCTTTTTGCAGTCTTTCCGAATCGGATAAATCCTTATCTTTCATGGCTGTGTATTCCTTTTCCAACTCACGAAGTCTTGTCAACTCTTCACTGTTTTTGTTTGCTTTTGCGTTTGCTGCCTGAACATCCTTGCCGTTTTCGGCAATAACCTTTTCAATCTGTTCCTCAGTTAATCCCATTGCAGTTAAATCTTCTCTCTTCATAAATTACCTCCGTTATGTCCTACGTTTTTTTACGGTGCAACGACACCGAGTGACATTGCCGATTTGTACGCTCACGGCTTTGCGAATTTTTATAAAATAAAAACAGCTACCTATTTCTAGGCAACTGTCTTATTTTGCATTTGTTTTACAATTTCTTGTGCTTTTGCCATCTGCTCTTCCATGTTGATAATGTCAGCGGTTTTCCACAGAGCATCAAGGTAGGGCTTGGAAAGGTTGAAAGTCTTTTCGCAATCTCCCCAAAGTCCAACCGTTTTAATTGCAATAAGCGGATGAATACCACACTGCAGAAGTTGCAGTAATGTCTGCGACTTGGTATACATATTATCTTGCGGACTGTGGTTGATCTGCACATCAAAATCTCTAAGAGTGATTTTCAGATCCTCTTTCTTAATGCGAATAACATTCAGCGCAACCTTGGCTAGTCTCTTCTCTGCTGTCTTAACAACCGGATCCTTAAGCCTTGCTCTTGATTTTGAAAAATCCCATCCGTTTCTCAGCTCAACCGCACCCTGCGTATCACCACCAGTGTTTCCTTGCTTGTTCGGTATTCCCAAAATTGAAAGTGCGCTGTCTGTTAAATCATCCTTGGAAACCTGTGTCTGCGTTTGGTCAAGTTCCTGCGACATGACATCCACATCGGACTTATTGTCTTTATTGATGGACTTTACAACCAACGCATGGTTCATTTTCATTTTTTTGAACTGTTCTTCATCAACTTCACAGTTTACAAATTTGTACCATGCCTGTATAAACTGCTCTATGCCGTCCATTCTATTAGACTGCGTATTATTTATTGCATCCAGCAGGTCTATAACAAGTTCAATATCAGATAAACGTTCATGGTTGTTTGGAAATTCCACAATAGGAATGCCGCCAAAACCATGTAACTTCCATGAATCAGCAATAACGGAACTGTTTTTTATTTTGCATTCATTCGTTTCTGTGTAGCAAAGTTTATACCATTCTCCGTTTTCGTCCTTTAATTCTTGGACTGCTAAAATCGGTTCTTCGGAACTACGGTTGTAAATAACAAATGTATTTAGTGGATTAGGTGCAACCACACGGATAGGCACATCTCCATTCACAATCTGAATAGCTTTGAATGATGTTCCGGTTGCCGACTGCCACTCACCAGCTTTTATGTCTTTCTCATGTTTATTTGCATCAGCTAAGTAATCATTCAGTTCATCTACTGCTTTATTTACAGCTTCATCATCTTTTCTGCTTACAAACTGAATAGGTTCTCCGTAAGTCTGACCAACCTTGAACTGTACCCACTCATAAGCATGATTCTCAACGATTTTGTTCGTTATATCCTCATTTGACAGCTTTGTTCTGTATAGTACCGGCTGATCTCCTTTGTAGTACTCCCACAGATACTTGATAACTGTCTTGTTGTAATAAAAAACACCTATGCAATCACCAATAACCTTTACAATGTTGTCTTCGGTTATCTGCTCCACATCCGTATATGCAATTTTTCTACCGTGACAACCCTTTACAAGGTCTTGAAATTTCATAGTGTTCATATTTTCACCTACATAAATGTCATTCCGCTGCTCTGATCTCTTTTGGGAAGTTTCTTGATCTCACGTTCTCCGGTCTCCGTATGATAAACAACCATCTTATCGCAATTCCGGCACTTATATGTCTTGTCGATATGCGATTTTGCACTACATTCACCGACCAACCGTCCGCATCCCGGACAGTACACTCTAATTTTTTGGTTAAAAATCATAAATACCTCTTTTCTGCACACAAAAATACCGCCCACATAACGCAGACGGTATTTCCGGTCATTCACATTTTAGGAGGATTAGAAAACATCTTGAATACTTTCGTCAGTTTAACATTACCATTTTTTATATATGACATTCAATGACATCATTCATTCAAATATCCTTCTCCGTATTTCTTTTCAAACTGTTTCAATGCCGTTCCGTGAAGTCTGACAACCTGTCTCCATGAATATTTCATTTCTGTTGCAATCACTTCAAAAGTTTTCTTTTCGATGTACCTTGCGAACAGAATATTGTATGTGTTCTCATCTTCCATGCTGTCTATCTGCTGTATAATTTTCTCTTTTTTATCGACAAGTTCGTCCACCATTCCATCTATTTTTCGTTCCATTTCATCAATTTTGGCATATTTTGTTCCTATTTTGTCAAAATTCGGTGTAGTCTGTACCCTTTCACCGCTTTGCGAAGCAGATATACTTGCTGCCATATCTTTGAGTTGTGCAATTTCCGTGAGTTTATTATTTATCATTCGATTAAGGCGGCTTATCTGCCCTAAATATTCTTTTGTTGTCATCTAATACCTCCTACTCATTGAAAAAGGATTGCTGATTGCTTCTGCTCTTGCCATTCTTTTATTTCCGTAAATCATGTCACATAACTGTGCCGTAGAATCTATTCCGTCATCATGCTTCATTTTCCCCTCAAAAGTAGCAGACAAAATATTTTGAAAATACTTTCTGTACTCTTTTGTTTGATATTTCATATCCACAAAATGAAGTTTCCGTATGTCTGGAGCATGATTTTTGATTCTATCCATTTTTGCAGTCTGATTATCTGCCGGATCATGACTTGTGTTAATAGGGTATCCGTCTTTTTCCCATATTTTTTCACAGTCTGTACGGTATGCTGATGTTGTTTTTGTTTCCTCAAAATGGACTTCTGCTGTCTTATTATTAAATTTATCTAAATGTCTTTCCATTCGTGAAGTAACTTCCGGTATGGTAATTTCCTTATCACCGTCATTGTAGACAACATCAGTGATATAATGTTCTCCGTCAATCTCATAGCAGATAGGCATTGATACAAAATCACCGCCACCATAAGCAGGGTCATTAGCTGCAAATATCCTATCAGGTCTTATTCCTTCAAGTTCTGCCGGCTTAAAGAAATTCATCATATCGACATTGAACATCTGACCTTTTCTTTCGATAGGTTCCTGTTGATACTGTGCAAACCATGATGCCATATCGTCGTTATTCTCAAAAGATGCCATACGACGCTTATAATCAATTGTGGTATATCCTAAATTGTACGGATAATCAAAATTGCTTTCTCCGTTTTCATCTAGTGCCGGAATAATAACTTCTCTGTGCCGTATTCCTTTGTATTCCGGATCATTTTGCAAAAGGTCTAACCGTCTACCTTGAACATCTTTTTTCGCCCAACGTGTGCCAATTCCCAACAGTTTAGCCTTTCCCGGCTTAATTCTCGGCATAAAGTTGTTGTCGAATTTTCCCCATACGGTATTTTGCCTGTCCTCGCTCAATGCTTCATCAATACCACTGAATAAGTCATCATAAACTCCAAGTCCGTCACAGTCGCAAGCACCATTCAATGTTCCGTAAATGCTTCGCATTGTAAATGTTGGGTATGTTTTTTTACGTATAAGGTCTACTGTCAAATCTTTTCCGTCAGTAACCACCTTTTTCTCTACTATGTTTGGATATATTTCAGCATACGTGTATGTCGGGTCTGTAATCATTTCTATGATACCGTCATAGTAACCACCAGTAATTTTGTCTGAATATGCCGAATACAGATTAGATCGCTCTGGCCTGTTAGAACCAAACCACAGATTTCCCATTTTGACTATTTGTGTCTTGCCGATTCGTCCGGGGCAAAACACCATTCCTTCGTCCAGCACATCATCGTAAAGATCTTGAATAAGTTGTGCTACCTGCCTTAATGGATTTATTCTCGGCTGATAAAATCTCTCTTCTACCGGTCTATTCTTTTCCATGTATAGCATGAAACTTTCAAATCGGTAATGTGCTTCAATCAGAAGAATTTTGTAATAGTCATCAATAAGGATGTATTTTTCTTCATGTTGTTGGCTGTATTTTTCAAGGTCAAGTATTCTACCTCCTGTCTTATGCATACAGAAACGCTCTACAATGCTTTTAGAACGGTTTGTTATCTGTAAGCCATAAGTTATATCCTTTTCACCGTTTATGGCCACTCTGCAAGCTTCTATGTACGCATCAATGACCTGTTCATCAATTCCATTGCGCTGTATGTAATTGTCATAGCTGTTTACTGCCGATATAAGGCTCTGACTTGCCAATATAAAAGAGCCTCCTTCCCTAAAATTTTGGAAATTTGGCTCTCTGCGTAGGCACTCTACGACTGGTGCTCTGAAATGCTATATTTATCTGCCATATACGGCATTATTGTTCCACTCAACTTCCTGTTCATCAAGATATTTATGGCGAACCATATACCTCTGTATCTGCGATTCCGGGTAATTTACAATCTGTCCTGTCATTCTCACATACACATCATGACTTGTTTCTGCTCCTAAGAGTGATTTGCACCAACTTTTAACCACAACACCTATCTGATTTTCCTCGACAACAACAATATCTCCGAAACAAAATTTCATCGTTCTACTCCGATTCTATTGATTTTCCCGCATTTCGGGCATTTGATTTCAGCCTGTCCGTTAAATTTACCCAAAAGGCGGTTGCAGCGCTGACAGCGATGCTCTGCAAGCTGATTTTGTCGTTTCCATTCTTCAATCATCCGAAGTATAAAATTTCTGCCAATATAACTCGACTGAACGCAATCCAATTCCTCATTCTCTTTCAAACACTCTTCATATTCATTAATCAGTTGTTTCTGAAATTCAGATAGCGGAAATGGTGCAATCTTCTCTGTGAACTCAACCAAAGACATTTCAATCTCCGGCTTCATTGCCTGCCGCAGCGCATCACGTTCTATGCTCTCAATTACTGCTGCCATACTCATCTTTCATCCACCTACTTTCATATCAAGCATATATAATATTTCCTGTTCGGATACTTCTTTTGCTCCTTCTCTAACATGAAACAGTATTTCCATTAGTTGTTGATTATCTTTATCCGTCATTCTGTTTTTATCAATTGTTTCATCGATGCAGTAATATAAACAATACCCATATCCACACCCCAAATGACTTCCATAAAATGATTTTCCAACAACACCAACCTTATCTGTTATCAAAATGTCATGTTTCAAATCCAAAAGATATTCTTTTTCGCATTCCAGCAATTTAGTCGCAAGATTTTTCAAAAATCTTGCGACTCTTTCTTCTCTATCACTGATGTACAATATTGTGTCCTTCATTTTTATTTCAAAATCCTTCTGCTTTCTTCCATCACTTTACAGTCTCTCGCAAAATCTCTCTCAATAAAATTTTGCGGTATCCTTCCAAATTTTTCCAAAGCGTATTTTTCTACTGCTTCTTTGGAAACATCTATGCCAAAATTTCGTAATGCTTCTGTCTGTGGTTGATAATCTTTCAATCCATTCATCCTCATATTTTACGTAACCCATGCAGGAGGAATCGAACCGCCGACACACATCCTATGCGGATGCTGTTCTACCACTGAAGCTATACATGGGAATCGCGCCGTAAAACCTTTTATGGCTTGCGCTTGCCATAACCAAATGTGCACCGCCTACTTGTCACTGACTATCCACAATCTCACAGTCTTGTCTGTTCTCTACTTCATAGGCTTGGTTTTCGCTAAACATATGTGGCTTACGTTTTAGCTAGGGAATAGTTGCCGTGGGAGTCGAACCCACCCGACCAAAACAATGCCGACTACTTTTGAATCTGCAAATTCTACTCGCAGAAGTGTTTTTCGTTGACCGATAATGAGCAACTACTATCCATACATCTCCCATCGACCGGAACTATTGCAGTAGTACCCGACTAAGTGGAGATAAGGATAAACACGCCCGGAAAGCATCGAACTTTCGTTAGAGGTTTTGGAGACCTCTTTCTGACCAACAGACAGACGTATATAAAGTTTTCACGATTTTTTGAAACTTGAAACGGTCAAACTTTTTCATTGCTTTCCAAAACAAGAGGATTTGTCATTATCTCAACAAAGCTACTTACTAGTATTTTCACTTCTCAATAATGACCACTGGTCGCATCCTTCAGCAACGCACGCCATGTTAGGGATTTGAACCCCAGAGACTTTTACATCCAGACTGTTTTCAAGACAGCACCCTCGACCAACCGGACACATGGCAAATATAACATGGTTAATTGCTAAAACAGGTATCTCAACTCACAATTATGCATATCCCCCCTGCGAACAATGATATGCGTTCCCACTCGTATAAACGCAGATACAAGGACTTGAACCTTGACAGCATTTCTGCTGGATAGCTTAGCAAGCTACTGTGATACCATTACACCATATCTGCAAGGGGAGGTTTTTTACTTGGTTTTCCTCTGCCCAAGGATCTTTTAGTCAGCCGCAAGCGGCTCTATCAAGTTCCCATGAGATAAACATTAACCGGTGTATTTATCCCCTATGCTTCTGTAATAAGCATACTCGGAGTGTACTTGCAACAACACCTATTGGGATGATGGGACTTGAACCCACAGCCTATGCCTTAGAAGGACACTGCTCTTTCCATTTGCGCTACATCCCAATGTGCGTTTCCATAAGCTGTATGCCTACATTTAAGGCGCTGACACAGCGCAACACTTATGGCTATTTTTATTTTTGCAGGGCATCCGCCAGTTACCTGTTAGATGGTAGCGACCCAACCACCTACGCCAATTTTATGTCCGCAATGGCTGTGCGGGATTTTAATGTCTTTACTGACAACCCACGGATTAAAACCTACAACGGTATTCCGCAAAAACCGGACTATCATAAACCGGTTAAACCCTCACGAGCCTTGCGACGGCTCTTAACAGCATTCCGCTATGAGGTGAAAGGAGTATTCCATGTAGATGGAATATTCGCAGATGGCAAAGACCGAAAGAAGAAAACATCTGCGAAACAGGACTACCAGGATTCGGACCTGGGATGCAGCAGTCAAAGTGCTGTGCCTTACCGCTTGGCGATAGCCCTAAACTCCGGGAGAGAGACCATCTGCTCCCGGATTATTTTCGTGAAACACTCTATTCAAAATTGTCACGCCTGCGCACGGTACTTTGAAAAACTTGGTGTTGTCGAACGCATTATTCCATTTTTCGTTTTCCACACACAGGCTACATACACTCTTGATGTTTTGATTTCTCTGCCACATATCCAATGCCAACACAACACCAGATATTTAGCAATAACAATGGCTTTATGAATTTAACCCATTCAACATTGTGATATGGGATAATTCGCATAATCTCCGGCAACCACATATTATACCCACATAAAAGTTATTCCAAATGCAATGAACATTGCAAGTGCGAAGAAAATTACTGCGTCTGATGCCGTTTTCTGTTTTGGAGCATACCATAAAGCAGATATTGCTAAAACTGTCAATACCAACGTTGTCATTATTTTTAAAATCATTAATCCAATCATTTCTTTTCTCCTTTATCAATAAGATTCTGTAATTTCAGTATTTTCTTTTCCCAAATAAACCAAACCGTAATCGCATTGATAATAAAACAGATAAAATAAATGAACCTGGTTTTTATATCATTACACTGCCAAAACATATCCGCCATCGTCATTGCAATAGAAAAAGCAAAAATGGAACACAACATTCTGAATAATCCATCAATAAACGGAATAAAAATTTTCATTTTTTCTTCGTCCTTCCTTCAATTTCATCTATCATTGCCATTACCAGTGCTTTAGCAAACTGGCTATTGTTGTGCATTTTAATCAGCAGATTGCCTTGCCGAATAAGATACGACCAGTCATCATCCGTTTTCGGATTAGCGTACTCTTTATGAATTTTCCAAACCTCTGTGTAAATCTCTTTAATCTCCGGTGGCAATTCGCATTTCTCCTTAACTGGCAAATCTTTTTTAGGCTCTTTATCAAGTCTGCTCTTTTGGTGCTTCATCTGGCAGCTAACCATTTCCGTAACGTTCTCACGGTCTCTCTTAATCCCATGACCTTGCAGAAACAATTCGCATTGTAGGACTTCACCGCATTTTGAACATTCGTCTTTAATCTCTTTTCCGTAGATCTGCATAAGCTATAACCTCAATCCTTAGTTCCACATATCCCCAGGAGGATCAATAGCAAATACATCCACCAAGGAGCCTGCAATGTATATAAAATCCAAAATAGCATAACGAGTAAAAAAATCATGCGTTTCCTCCTGTTAATCGTATTTTTCATCTGTGATTTCTACCGGGCAGCTATTTACATTCAGTATTGCTACCACTGTGCCCGTATTGAGACTTACTCTCCCAATAACCGGATTTTTTAAATAGCTGACAGCTTTTACATACACATAGGCGTTAGTTGTCTTACTGCCAACTACACGATATCCATATCTTTTAAAATATCTTCTAGCATTTGTAATAGCCTTATCTTTTTGAATGAATGGTATCACGGCTATTCTCCTTAATTGGTCTTTTTTATTTTTGAGGAAATTTGAGGGACTAAGTAGGGTCTGTTCGCTGATCCTGTCAGACCCCCTCCCCCGGTGTGTTATATGGATTTTTAACTATGCGTTAAACTAATCTTTCACGCAGTCTTTATTGATACATCCTTAACTATCCCATATTTCTGCACGTTTCTAAAGTTGTTGCTACTCATTCGCATCTACGTTGCTATCGTCATACGCTCCGGAATCGGTCAACATTGATGTATTTTGTCTTATTTGACCACCTAACTGTGGCAGATCCGAAGCGGTCAACGCTTGCTTGTGGTTCTGTTGCTCTCTCGATACTCCCGGAAGGTTCCAACCGTAGTGGCGATTTAGGATTGCCAGGATCCCGACAGGGTTACGCTTTGCTGTGGCCAACTTTGCGCTTAAAGACTCTTCACGAAAATCCGATATCTTTTTGCCGATGTCAGAACACGATGGACTTAATTTAGTGCCCTCATCTCTCCAAGTAGCTATTGTATATCTGTCTATGCCTGTTAATAAGCTAAACCCTATTGCAGATACTTCTTTGTCATACATCATACACATATATATATAATAATCACATATACGATTAACTAAGTCATAGTTATAAGCATTATAGTTACTTACTCCACCTGTAAATGATCCAGTAGTATTTACAAGGGATTTAGACTTAAGACAGTCAGGCTCATTAAATGCATGCCGTTTGATATACATAAGTGCAGCATTCCAGACGCTCTGAGACTCTTGTCTGATATCCTCGATTTTCTGATCCTTGCAGAACTGGGAAAGGTATAATTCCATATCGTTCTCATATACCTGGGATGTTTCTGTATTTTCGACTTTTTCCATGCTCTACACCTCCTAAAAATCTGCAATAAAAAAATCACAAGCATCACTCAATAAACCTATGTTTTTTGATCTCCTCCGCAGATCATGTAAAACATAAATTTATAAAAGTGATCAGCTAGTGACTTCTGATCGGTTCTGGTCTGTCGGCTCCGGTGGTCTTGGTTACAATCTGGGCGGCTGCGTATCCAGAGGGGGTTGGATCTGTACCGCTGTCACTCGCACCGTGTTAACGTCGGCTCCCTAACTGCTTTTATCATACCACAAGACCTATTTATAAATCCACAACAACCTTTTACGCATTTGACAATTTGTTATGGTGGTATGTCTGCCGGTGATCCTGATCAAATAAAAATCATGCGATTAAAAAATATCATCCGTGTAAATTTGACAAATGGGATTTTTTGACAGACAGACAGGTAATTTTTGCAGATGGGTACATGGTGGCAGCTGGTCGGCTCTAGTATTTATATATACTTGGTTATACAATGTCTTTCTGCACTTATTTACTTTTATTTTATCTAACCTTTATTTTATCTAATCTCCTTTTATTTAATCTGCGTCTACAAAATGTCTACAATTTGTCTACAAAATTTAGCACATTAAAATGTCACAGTGAAAATAGATCAAGAAAAGCAGGCTGTTACACCTGCTTATAGATTACGATATTTTGATTTTAATATGTTTATAAAATCATCTGTTAATAATCCGGATTCTTTTGCTTTTTGCGCCTCCTCTCTTGCCGATTTTGCTACATTTATGTTTGATGTGGTCACAATCTTGATTTGCCTGTGATTAACAGATACGCAAGCAATCCATTTATTTTTTACAGTGTCCCAATTAACACCAGGGATGCCGCTATTTTTATGTATTCCGGTTGATTGCTTTTTATCGATATATATTTTTTTCGATTTCTTGACTTTTTCTTTGTTCTTTTTATTCCAATCCTCAGATTGTTTATTATCAATTATTTTTAAATGTTTTTTAGCGCATTGAGGGCAAAATCTTTGTAAGCCGCTGCATTTAATTATATCACATCCGCAAGACTCGCACTGTATAACAGATCCGAGCGTAATTATAGAGCCGTGTTTTATGCACTCTTTATATTTCTTGCTTTGCTCTTTTTTTCGCTCCTCTCTGCATTCCGGGCAGTAAAACGCCCTTGGACCACCTAAAAAGCTGTTTCCGCACGTTCTGCAGATTCTTGGTAGTATATTATCTTTCATCTTTTTACTCCAATGCAAAAAAGCGGAGCTTTTCGGCTCCGCTGAATATTTAATAACAAGGGTTTTCTTTTGCCAGCTCCCAAACCTCATTAAATTTTTGCTCGTGCCGTTTTGCATACTCGTCAAAAAATTGCTGATCTGTGCACGGTGCAAGATCTCCGTGTATCTCCTCTCGCAAATCGTCATCCATAAAAGATACCGACAAATCATAATCAATGTTTACTCCATACTCGTTTACTACTGTTTTTCTCATTTTTGCCACCTTTTAACCTTTCATTTTTAACAATATGTACTGTATCTTTTCCGCCTGTCCTGTAATCGGTTCCAACGCTCGTCCTCTAATTGTTTCTTTTTCTGTACCAAATTTCTGTGGTATTCCGGATCCAGTGACCGAAGACTGCACGCCCTGATAAATATTTTTTGCAACAACGTTTTGTCTGCGAATTTCTGCCGATCCGCTATCAGTTGTGCAGCATCTGTGTAGCTTTCCACCTCTGGGATAACTTTGGCTTTTAACTCTTCCCACGCTTGCCGCTCGAATTTGTCTTTTATCTGCGGTTCATACCACGGGAAAAACGCTCTACAAGTCGATACGATCCGGGCGGCTTTCTTTGCTGTGATCTGCTCTGGTGTTCCTGTCATGCTTTCTGCTCCTTTTCTCTTTGTATTCGTTCCATACCTTGCTTATAAATTTCTTCCGCTTCTTTCCTCTTGCGTTCTACCCATTCAACATTGCTTTCGTCTGGCCGCTGTCCGGGTAAGCCTGCCCATTTCGGAGGATGTTTTATAACTGGTTTAACTTCTCCATGCTCTCTAGCGGCTCTTTCTGCCGCTGTTTTGGCTTGTAAAGCGTGTAGCCGTTCATTTGCCTGCATGAGTGCGATTTTCTCGTCTATGGGGCTTTTAGAGCCTGTCACGGGTGTTTCTTTCGGTTGCTCTGTTACTGTCTGCGGCTGTACTGGTTGCAATGCTGCAATCACGGCACCTATAACAAACTGGTTGACACTTACACAGTTCTTTTCTGCTTGCGCTTTGATCTGCGGTTCTAGGTCTTTCGGGAATCTAATCATTTGGTTAAATGTTTCCGCCATTTTAGCACCTCCTTTTCTTGTGATATCATTTATGTGATATCATTAGTTTTTTGTGATATCATTTGTGTGATATCATGACATCATTAGTGTGATATCACTTGTTTGATATCGTGATATCACTATAGCATTTTGTGCCTTATATGTCAATATGTTTTTGTGCCTTATTTTAATATTTTTTCGTCATGCTCCAGTTTTTCCGCAACAGCTAATTTTATAAAATCATTTACACTCTTATAACCTAATTTATTGATGCGGTCTTTTGTGCCAGTTGCAAAACGGCAATTCACCCGTTCAAATTTGTTGTCGTATTTGTAAATCGCTTTTCTTGTTGCATCTGTAGTTTTTCGCTCCATTGTTTGCACCTCCTTATATAAATGTATCTTTATTATATTTGTTTGTGCCTTATATGTCAATATTATTTTTTATCTACTATAATATAATCATGTTTTTTGTGCCTTATATATTTTGCACAACAAAAGAGCTTATTTTGTGCCTTATATTTGTATATTATTGCATCTTGCTTTTGTGCCTTATATCTGTTATAGTTATCTCAACAAATAAAAAAGCCGCCCGGCATCCTGCAAGACTTCCGAGCGGCACCCAAAAAGAAAGGCACCCAAATTATAACACGGGTGAAAAGGTAAAAGCAATATGTTGAAAACAAATTGTAAAAAGGCAATGGAGAACATAAAAAAGGAAATTATTGACGCTTACGAATCAGCGGAAGAATATTATACCTTTAACGGCAGGGAAGCGAAGAAAGAATACAACGATATTTGTAAAGATATCATGAACGCATTTTACATTGAAAAAGTAAAATATGATTGCAGGAGAATGAGCCGCCAAGAATTATTTATTGACTGGATGTCAGGACTTCCAACCGCTTTCCCTGTATCTGATGAAATTTATTTGCGTTCTGCATCCGACTGGGTGGGAAAAATCTTGGAGCAGGCAGAAGAAGAAAAAGCAAAATACACCGAGGAAGAATCCGAAAAAATAGCTTGCCATTTGCTTTTCAGGGAACTTGAAAAACACGCAAGAAAGGCTGAATAATAGGTGTACGACATGGAAATTATAACCGCTTTAGTTTCCGTCATTGCTGCCGGGTAAATCATCAGATATTATAAAGAATTAAGCAAGTAAGACAGGCTTACAACCGGGATCGAGTCCCGGCTTGCTTTTACCCTGGAAACGGGGAAAATTGAAAATATGGAGGAACGAGAAAATGAAAATTATAGAAATTTCGGCAATGCCTGACGGTACAGAAATACAACTAGAGGATTGGCACGATAAAAACACAAAAGATTATAAAGATTTATATGGTTATGTAATAGGTGTATATCCAGTTGCTAAAAATTCCGGTCGTTTGGGTTGGGTAAAATCTGGAGAAAAATTTAGAATATCAATCAGTTATAATAAATTTGCAAATTATACTGATGAAATGGTGTTGAGTGATTTTGAAGCGTTAAAAAATGGAGAAAAAACATTATCAGATTTAAAAGATCATTTTTTTAATAACTTTAAAGATCAATTTTATTTAGGAATTATAGATTTTGAACCTTGACAGCCGCCGCAGAGGATGCCAGCCGGATCACTACCGGCGGCGGTTTTATGGGTGGAATTTACCTAAAAATTAAAAATAGGAGGTCACCAGGATGAAAGAAAAGAACCTTGAAAGACTTTACAAACTATTAGAGCGTGCAGAACGTGAGCAAGACACGGAGACAACTGCCGCCCTGCGGTGGGCAATTTTTGAACTTGAAAACAGATAAAAGACGGCTTACAACCGTCTTTTTGTCGTGTCCTGTGTGATCTGCTGCCGTTTGGCGGTCTACTTGTGTTACTCTTCTGCCGGATCCGGTCGGATCATGTGCACGGGTATATTGACGGTTTGCGCTGTCTTGGTGTACAATCAAATATTACAAGGGGGATTTTGCCAAAATGCGAAAATTGGGGATCGGTCATGTATATGACATTATGGAAAGCGTATCGGATGCCGGGGAACGGCTGGAAACGGTTTTAAATGTGGAATCTGCCAGGGGATGTCTGTCTCCGGAATCTGCGGAGCTGCTACGGTCTGCGCACGATGCTATTTTTTCGGCTGTCGGAGACCTTGCGAAAGCTGCGACACGGTGACCGGATGCACCACAGGAGCTTACAAGCGTTTCATGCCTTGAATCGGCATAAAAAAATTAGTGAAAAATCTCTGAAAACGGATTTTTCAGCTTGAAAAGTGCTACCCCGGGGGGTATTTTGAAAAAGGCATTATATTTTGACGAAAAAATTTTCTTTTAAAAACCTCTGAAAACGAGATTTTCTGTTGAAAATGCAGGCCTACGGGGGTATCGAAAAATTTGACCCGAAAATTTTCTTCACATTCGTGACATATTTCCTATCATGTGCTACAATTTTATAAAAAACGAAAGGGGATTTTTATATGAAATGCTACAAATGTGGTTCAGAAATGAGAGTTGTTCCGGAACAGGTGGCTACTGATGAGAAAGGTCTTCCTGTGTATCACAGAATAGGTTATTGTGATTCTTGCATGGCTAAATTTGACATTGATATTGTGGAACAACAAAATAAGAAAAAGAAAAAGCAAAGCATATTAAGTATACTATCTGTTGTGTTCACTCTTCTTGGTCTTACAATTCCAGTAGCAATTATTTTAGCCATTATTGATATTGTTAAAGGCGATAAAAATAACAAAAATCACAGCGGTTCATGGTTTTCAATTATTTTTTCTGTAATTGTAATTCTTGTTTATTTTTTAGGTGGTCAAAATGTGGAAAACCAAAATGTTTCAAATAATGTAAGTATAGAGTCTTTGACAGAAGCAGAAAGTAAAACTATGGAAGTACCAAATGAATCAGTCGAAAACTATCTTGATTATCAAGGAGAAAATACAAATCAAGAAACAGATTCTAAAATAGAGTCTACGGCTACTCAATCAGAAAGTAATGTAATGGAAAATGAAAATTATGTAGAATATGAGCAGGAAGATGATTTATCAGAAGAGGAATATAAAAAATCATGTGTTGAATTATTCTATGATGATATATTTTTCTCCCAAGATGATTTAGAGGGAAAAGATGTAAAACTAAATCTTTTTGTGTCAGAACTTTATGAATTAAGAGCAAAAGATATGTATTATGATTATATTCAAGAAATGTTTGGAGAATATAATTTACAGCGGAATTTTTTAAAATGCTGTGTTTTGAGGGAAGGTACTGAAAGCTATATGGGGGAACAAATCAATGTACTGTTTTCTAATGATTATGGATTAAACGCAACCGATTATTCCGGTGGTGAAAAAATAACTGTATATGGAAAAATAATAGGATACAGTACGAATTCATGGAGAGGTTACAACAAATGTGAATTTATGCCATTATATATAGAGTAATTTTTAGAGCATCCGCAAGGGTGCTCTTATTTTAAGCAAAAAAAGAATGCCCTCCACGACAAGGACACTCTTTTTTTAAAAATACATGTTTAATGCGCTTTTGCTGAAAAGTATTGCTACTGTTCAGCTGGTTTAAATTATAACCTGAACAATTATAATTATAGCATTTGTAAAAGCACTACGCAAGCATTCTCATGTAATTTTTGATAATTTCATCAGCCAGTGTAAACACATTTCTTCCATAAGTGGCTAGGAAGTCTGCGACAATCTCTTCTACCTCAATCGGCATGGTAAGGTTGTATGAAAATGCAAACGCATGGCACAACTCATGGCAGAGAACACGGTCAAAGAATGAGCCATTGATTCTGTTGGAAATATAAATGCACTGCGTATTTCGGTCTGTCATTCCAAACGTATATGTGTTATCAGAACGCATTAACATAGTGCTGTGTGGCTCTAAAAGCCTTAAATTCCAAACGATTCCATTTATTGTGAACATCTTACCACCTCCAACATAAAAGGGGCTAAATAAGCCCCTTATGTGTGTTATCCGATTTTTGTAACCAGTGCAGAAAGCTTGCTTTTAAGGACAGACTTCTCTTCCGGTGTGGCATCATTAATGATTTCAGACATATCCGTTGCCAGTTCGGTCATGTAGGTGTTCAGGTCACGGACTTTTGCTTCTTTGTCCTGCTGTGTATTTGCCTTATGCAGTTCCTTATTTTCCATATAGGTTCTGCGGCTCATTCCGCTTCTACCCTCTCTTGCATCACGCATGGGACCAGTAGATGTAGAAGCTTCAGTGTAGTACATTCTTCCCATGTCTCTATCCATGTCACGGTGATACATTTCCGGTGTCATGTGATAATAAGGCGGTTCCTCATATCCTCTACGGTACGTTCCATGCCCTTTAGGTGCAAATCTTCCATCAGCATAGCGGTAATGGTCGTAGAAACGTTTGCCACCGTCACCGTACCGTTCAAACATTTCCATAACTTCGTCGGGGTCATATTCCTGCATGGTTTTTGTCAACTCCCGGTAGTACATTGCTTCGGACAGGTCTTTCATCATGTCAACGACTTTCCCCATTTCACAAGTATCTACCTTGTCAATTCCTTTGTCAAACTGCGTTTTAGCGCATTCAGAAAGTTTCTCAATCATTTCATGCATTCTTTTAACATCCATGATTTTTCACCTCCTACGCTTCACGAACGGCAATTAAATTACTGTTCTGCACTTCGATCGCCTGTGTAGAAGTGTTTTGAACCGCTACCGTACTGCAACATCCACGAGGAACATCAATGTAAGCCTGCGCAGAAACATTGAAGAAATTCTCTACTGCTGCCGGAGTTACAATCATTCTTGTGGACTGCAAAGGTTCTCCGTCTACCGCCAGTGCAAGGGAAATTTCCCCAACAGTTCCACCAGTGGGAATCTGAATGTTACCGGAATAACTTACAAGGAATCTCGCCCGGCACTGATTAGTGATACCTCTTAACTTCACAATTCCGGATCCCTCTCTATGATTGATACAGTTACTTCCATTTACGGCAGTTTCGGTAAAAGCAATGTCTGCTCCTGCTGCCACAGTCTGTAATGCTACTGCTGTATATTCAGCCATAAAAAGTACCTCTCTTTCAAAATCAAAGGGGCAAACCATATAGTCTGCCCCATGTTGTCAGTAATTCTGCATAGCAGACATAACCTTAAGGTTAAGTTACTCGATATGCAGTTTTAGCATCCGCAACCAGTGTTGCAACCACACCCGTAATATACGTTAGGGTTGGGAACCTGATATGCAGGAATAGGTGCAGGTTTCACAGTGTTGATGATCTGCTGTGTCTGAGCCGCCATCTGAGTAGTGAGAAGTGCATTCTGCCGATCCTGTGAAGCTGCTCTGCGCAGATCGTTATTCTCTGCCTGTAAAGTTGCAATCTTGTCTTGGCATAAGTAGTCAAGGATTGCTCTCGTACCGGCATTCTGACTGTCGATAATATCACGAGTGTTGTTATTCATGGTGTTCTGCAATGCGCAAGTATTCGTTGCCATATTGTAGTTCACACCCTGGATAGCTTCACGAGTATCGCAGCAGCACTGTGCTAACTGTGCCTGTAAAGCGTTAGCATTCTGCATTCCTGCTACAGTGTCTGCATTGATAGCCTGTTGGATGCCATAGCCGGTCTGTAAAATGTTGGTATTTACGCCATTAAATCCGGTAAGCATACCGTTGTTTACAGCGTAGAATCCGTCACACAGACCGTTGTTGATTCCGTCCAGTTTACCGATGATAGACTGGGTGTCGAACCCTCTTTGCAATGCAGAATCAGTGTAGTAACTGGAATTAGAGCCATTACCGCCCCATCCATTACCGCCCCAACCGCCAAAAATCGCAAAAATTACGACTATGAACCAGAGCCATCCACCGTCACCAAATGCACCATTATTTCCGTAGCCATTTCCGGCAGCCGGAATAACAGGCATGGTAAAAGGACTGTTGTTTGTTTCAAACATATTAGATTACCTCCATAATTTTATTCATAAAGAGGTCTCCCGGGTTTTGTGCACAAACCTCTAATATGCTGTTAAAAAGGAAACTGACTTTTTATCTGTCTTATTACATCATCAGGATTTATACCTTTCGTTTTGCAGATGTTTCTCGCAAGATTTTCTACTCCTTGGAAATCACCTTTTTGAGCCATCCCATAAGCGTTTTTTACCATGTCGTTAGACATGATCTGGCTGTTCCCCATCATATTTTGTATAAACTGTTGTGGATTTACCATTGACTTAAGCATCTGCATCATCCTTTCTTTGCGATTGTGGAGTTTTTCTTTGTGATTGCGAAGATTTTAACTGTTCAATCTTTTGCTCCAGTTCATCAAACCGCTTCATAAATACCTCTGTGGCTTCGTCTGATAGGTCAAATTTCGTCTTTTCTGCTGTCTGTGGTAAATTGTTAGGGTCTGCATCTAAAACGGGCTTATAGAGCCTTGTATAGATTTTCCCATCTGCTCCCCAGGATTTAGCATAGATCTCCGACAGGTCTTGTTTGGGGAAGAATGCTGTGTTGCCATCCATAGGAACTTCATTCGGTGCTATGCACTCTTGCGCCGGCACAATACGACCGTACATCTGTACTGCGTTTTGCTGCGGCTGTTGCATAAACTGCTGTGGTTGGAACTGTTCCTGCTGTGGCATAAACTGTCCGTACATAGGTGTTCTATACTGCGGATTGAAATAGTTCGGATTCATAATCGGCTGCGGCATGGCTGGTCTCCCTTTCTTCCATTGATTCTATCTGTTTCGCAATTTCAACTTCATCAAGTGTCTGATATGTCGGCTTGTTCATAAGTCCCAACGGACTGAAATTCATAAGCATTACCAAGTTCTCCTATAACTTCTTCTGTGGCATGGACTACGATTGATTGATATTTAAGCGGAACACTTCCCATCTGTTCTTTACTAAAAATACGTTCCAGTGCTTCATCTGAAAATCTGAATTTTGCCAT